AGTTGGGGAGTGATAGCACTCTTGTTGCATCTCCAACCATCTTGATCCGATTATATTTTGGAGTCCAAGACACTCCAGTCCATTGTTCGATCAAATCAGTGATCGTTGCTCTTTCTTCCAAAATCGTTGCATCTGGATAATCTGATGCAGAAGCTAGTTGAGATATATCAAATCCTCTTGCATCTGCTTCAGTGAATAATGGAAATCCAAGAATCTCGTGATTAGTTCTAAGCTTCTGGACAACACTTTCCCAAGTGCCAGACCAAACTGCATAGAGCTTATTCACATCAGTTGTGTTAGAGATCCCAAGATCAACATAATAAACGCCAGTGCCATCATTGGTTGCAGTGACTGCATTGAGAATGACAGCTCCACCTTCATCAGTGACAGTGCAAGTGACAGACCCTGAGGCATCTGTTGCAGTTCCATCAACATAAGCTGTGACTGCAATTCGACCTCTAGTGTCTTTGTATATGTGACCAGTTCCTTGAGCTACTTGATAGCCAATCATAAATTACTTCCTAGATTTCTTAGAATTTGATTTCTTTTTCTTTTTGCCCATATAGTGCTTGGGCATTAGCTTTTTTCTTTTCCAGCTTTTGCTGAGGCAGTTTTCTTAGGAGCAGACTTCATAGCTTCAGCCCAACCTTTGTTAATAAGGTCAACTGCATTATTTTTGTCTGTATCCCAAACTTCGCCTTTTTTAGGAATAGCCTTGCCATTGTATAGACCTGACATTTCCACGAGCATTTTGATTTTCATTTTATCTCCTCGATTTATACTCACTGGAACACTCGAAGGGAGGATAGTGAAGGATTGGGTGGACACCCTCCAAGTATTCCAGTCAGTGTCCATTGCTGGACTCTGACTATCAGTTGCCTGATATGTGTTTTGGTTAGGACTAAGCCATAACCATATGCTTGATTGCATTTGTATCTAACAAGTCTCCATCAGCTCTGTATATGAATCTGAATGTGACTAAATCATTTGCGAACGCATAATCCACAGAACGATCCACTTGGATTCCTCCAGCTTCACGAATGAAATATTTGCTCATATCTCCGAAAGCCATAACTTTCTTCGCTGTAGCAATAGCATCAACATTTGGATCAGTTGCAACTGGAGATCCTAATAAGATATCTGGATTTCCTTGTTGCAATGATGGTTGCCACAAATATTGGTTGTTGGAATCTTTGAGTTGTCTAATCTCTTTGAGAGTAGCATCATTCATTATCCAAGCTCCATTTGTTCTGTATGGACTTGTCACACTGTGATAAAGATCAATGACCTCATCAGATGTGATAGCTGTTGCTGATGCACAAGTGACACCAGTTCCAGATGCGTTCATTAAACCATTTGGTTTAGAACTGTGGTTTCCGACTGCGAAGTCAGTTCCTGCTCCATTTCCTAATGCACGACCAGAGTCTTGTGCAAGGAAACCCTCGATGTCAACACCCTCATCAGCTAAAAGCTCTGAAGATACTTGAACGAGATAAGCATATTTGAAAGCTCCCAATGTGACTGATGCACTTGTTGGATCGCTTTCTCCGATTCCTCCACCCTCTGCAACTAATACTGCTGAAGATAGAGCTGTGATTTGTGGGAACTTGATGTCTTCGCCTCCAGCTGTTGAAACAACTGTTGCGAACTGTCTAACGACAGCATTTTCATCGAGCTTTGCCACTATTTGGTCATAAAAACCTTGAGGAACTAAAGCACCATCTGAGCCGACTGTTAAATCTCTTTTTTCAAAGTTGTGTGATCTAACTTCGCCATTTGCCATTGATCTTAAGATGGAAGCATCGGTTGGAGCTTCGACTTCTTTTTCAATGACTGGAGCTGGGGATGAAGCTTCAAAGATTGCTCTTGCTTCTTCAGATTTTTTGTTTGCTTCTTCAACAGAGGCAAGTTCAGAAGTTCTGGCATCGATTTCTGACATTCTGTCATTCATCTTGTCCCAAGCTTCTTTTTCTGAAGCATCAAGTGATCTTTCCTCTTTGATCTCACGATCATTGAGTTCTTTCATTTGATCCCAGAGATTAGCTCTTTCCTCGTATAGTTTTTCAACTATTGGATTGCTCATATATATTCTCCTTATATGAAAATTAATAAGTGAATTGTGTTCGACTTATTCGATTGTTAATTAAGCGACAAAGACTGATTCATCATCGAGTCTCTATCTGAGTTTATAAATCTTTAGATTTGAGAAGATCTAATCTTCTTTTTCTAGCTTCAGCATTAAAGACAGTCTCGTTTTCTTCATTAAGAAGTTCTTTCAACGATCCTTTGTCATTTGCTTCAATTAGATCACGAAGATCAAGTCCACTAAGTTCTGCTAAACCTTTAAATGATCTCTCAGCTGTGACTGATGAGTCTTGATATGCTGGGAATGGTGTTGGACTAACTTCATAGAGTCTTGTCTCTAACACTTCTCGCATAACTGGTTCAGAAGATGATTCTGGCACTGACCATCTCTCTTCAATAACATCAAAACCAAAACTTGAGTTTGTGACATCACCTCTTTCGATCATTTTGAATGCTGATCGATGATGTGTGATATCAAGATCCAAATCAACTTCATAATGAAGTCCTTTTGAGTCTTCAGTGAGTTTTAATGTTCCAGCTCTCTTTGATCCCAAAACGAGATCAGTGGAGTGGTTGAATAGAGCTTTTATATCATCTCTAGAGGTTTGTGTTCCTCTTTCTTGTAGTGTCTTAGTGAATGCACCTTTTTTGATCTGCTCAACAAAACCTCCACCAAGCACTTGCGAAGACCTATCAAAGATCGAAGCATATCCACTGATCACAGCTTTCGAGCCATCTAATGCTCTTGCTTCAAATTCATTGACTATATATCTCACATCGTGAGTTGGTGTTGGTCTGACTTGTTTTGGTTCTGAACTGAAGATTTTTTCGTTTATCTTTTCCAATGTTCTTTCTCCATTATTGTCTAATTTTTCGATCTCTCGATCTGCCCAAGCAATTGTGCGATCAGCTCCTTTGAGCATTGATCCAACAGATATATCTGCACTTCCAGATCCCCAGAGCCAATGTGCAACCACACCAGCTGAGATCTCTCCATCTTTTACTTGTTCAGATTGAAGATCACCTCTATGCCTTTTTATCCACGCAGAGAGTTTTCTTAATTTTTCCTCAGTGATAGATCCTCTCGCCAATTGTCTTGCTTCGCTTATTGTTGCATCAACAAGACCATCCCCAGCAAGATCTAAGTTGTCTAAACCTCTTTGAGCATTAGCTTGAACATAATCTGGAACATTGATATGTTCTGATCTTTGTTCAGCTCTATTAAGCATCTTTTCATCATATTCTTGATGAGTGTTGCAAGGCATATAAAGAGTCTCATCCTCAATTTCCATTTCGTGGAAAGAAGATTCATCGATATAACATCCGATTGCTTTTGCTTTTTCTAGTGCTTCTGATTTAGATCCAAATTGATCTTGCTCTGGATATGGCATTAAATTCCTTTAATAATTGTCTAAGGCAGACCTATGAATTGCCTTTTTATAATGTTCATCACTCCAACCCTCAACATTTTCAATTGCGTTGACTTTGTTAGGATCAAAGATCGACTTCGTTGACACTTTCATATTTGGATTATTAAGATCTCTTGGAGTGTTGTTCCAAGCTATTTCAAGCTCATCTGTTGTCCACACTTCCAACTTCTCAGTCATTCCAATTGTTGGTGTCCATAGCGATTCATCTTTTGCATTCTTTCCACTTGCATAAGCAGTTGGATAGATGAATATCTCAAATTCAATCAAACATTTAGGAATAAGTTTTTCCTTTGCAAAATCATTCACTCTTTTATTATGAGGATCAATAACATTCTTCTGATAATCGAGATAAATGTTAAAGTCTTGATTTTTAATGTTCCGACTTCCTTTAACTTCTACAAGCTTATTTATAAGCTCCAGTCTTCCATCTTTATTTCTTTTCCAATAAAGAACTGAATAGTCTGGTTTGTAGAACCTAGGATCGTGATTGAAAGCGACAGCATTTGGGAGATGATACTCAAAAGGATCGAATCCGAACTTCTGATATGAACCAACTTGACCAATAAAGTCTTGCCAGTTCCAACCTCTCTCAAATAGCTTTATGTTATTCAAAGACATATCAAACTCAAAGCATTCTTCACCGAAGTTTCTTGAGCCAATATTCTTTTTGAATCTCTGATGATCGTGACCAAAGTCTCCAACCATCTCTCTTGTTAGTCGTTCATCGTTCTCGATGTTGGAGGGATCAGCGATCCTCCATTGATGTCTTAATGACATATATTCCTGTCCGAGTTATCAAATTATTCGGATTGGTCATCTGTGTCTTCCACTGACAATTGATTCAAGTTTTGCAGATACGAATCTCCAATTTCAGAATCAACTGGTGAAAGATCTTCTTTTGCTCGTATTTCATTAACTGATAAGAAACCTGCGTTTCTTCCTAAGTTATATGCTTGATACCTTTGTGAGATAGAAGCTCTAAGCAATCCTGATACATCAATTCTTGCAAACTGACCTCTAGGCAACATCATTGTCATTGCCTGTTCAATTCTGTTTATGTATGGAAGCAGTGTTAGTTCGTAGAAAATTCTATTTTGTTCTTCGATAGATGAGCCAAGTTTTGTAGTTTCCGACAAGTCTCCAATGAGGTATGGACTTACTCTGAAAAGACCACAAATCTCGATTTTGTTGAATTTTCTTGATTCCAAAAACTGATTATATTTCGAAATAGGATTGTCGCTTGTTATCAATTCATTTGAAGTAGTATTTCGAATCAGCTTGATTTGCATATCCATCATCATAGGTAGACT